TCATAACCAGTTTTATGGTGACACGACAGAAATGCCTAGAATTAGAAGCTCAGAGTAAGAAGATGCAAAAAAATATTTCTGAACTCTATGATAATTTAGAGAAGAATAATATAGCAACTCAGGTTGCAGAAAATAAGGTATCGGTTCTTACATCTATCCTATCTCCAGAAAAGAGGGAGCAACTCCATCGTAGTTTAGAACGAATGAAGACTGAAATAGAGCAGTTACAAAGAGAAACAGAAAAAATTATGTCCATGCATAATGGGAGACACCCAAATATATCTGATGATACTGAGTAAATAATGAAATACCTCTATAAGGCTCTAGGAAGCTCACTGGTGAGTTTTACTATCTTTGGGGTAGGTGAGTAGCTAAGACCCTCTTTAACCCTACTCACAGGGCTTTATATGTAGGAAAATTTCTAGAATTCTAGTCGAATTTACACTTAGCTACGATCTTGTTCACTTCTTCCTTGCCCAGTACCTGTAGACAGGCAACAATCATAGTTGTGAGTTCTTCTCTCCCAGCTTTGTTCCCATCATCTGCAACATTACCTCTCACCCTAGACAATAACTCCAATGCTTTGATGGCACTGTTCGTATGTCCTTCTGCTTTAGCATAGGCATATTGATCTTCAATTTCCGATATAACATCCACACTTGTTTTCATTTCTCTGGATAGTTCTTCTATCCTTTCTTTTACTTCTTCTTCTTGTAACAATCTATATCCTTGATTGTAGGCTGACCGTGTGGAATAGCCAGCAGTCTTTGCTGCATCGGTAGCATTATGATTTAGAACATAAGCCTGTGCAAACTTCTCTTGTTTTTTATTTAACATTATTGCCTCACAAAACTAATAAGAGATTGGGGAATCATAAGAGCAATTGTACTGTTACCTGTAAATTGCAGGTCTTTAATAAGACTTTCCTGGGGAGGATAGATCAAAGCATAGTTTTCAAACTGATCTGAATCAATAAAAGTTTTATGATTAATTACTCCTTTTTCTATTCCTTCAAAGTCATCCAGACAAATAACAGCCCCTTCTTCTAATAGAGAAACTAGATCATCAATATCTTCAGCAGGGATTCTTCCATCTATGTTTACCAAATCAAACTTGATATTTCCTTCTTGTCTTAAATGGCTAAACATATCTGTGCTTACTCCATGATATTGAATAATTTTACATCTAGTATGATTAATTAGATCAATATCATTACTGAAGTCACATGTATGGATTGTGCTACCTTTTTTATTTAAACCATAAGCCATAGATAAAGTAGACTTACCTATGTAAGTTCCAACTTCGAGGATATTAGTTGGCTGTAAAAATCTAGTTAAACAATACAAAGTATAAGAAGTAAAAGGAGGAATAGAACCTGTAGGATTCTGAGCCTTCTCCGATAAAGTTTCTAACTCTCTCATCAGTTTAAATAAAATATACTTCTCTTCAATCCATCCCGAAGATTCAGCAAATATCTTATTCCAAAAAGCTTTGGAAAATTCTTGAGTTCCTATTTTAACTTTGTTCATGTCGATACACAAATACAAAATCATTTACACAACGATTAACACACATCATCTTTAATTCTTCCTCTAAATATTTTACAATATCCTGTGGCTCAGTACCAAATCTTCGGCATGTCTTTTTAATTTCTATATTAAGCACAGGTTTAGTACGTAACAAAGTTTCTTTAGCTCCTCTCAAAAAAGGTAACTCATATCCTTCTATATCTACTTTCATGTAATCAATCGTAGGAATATTAAAAGAATCTAGTCGTTCTAATTTTAGTTTATGTCCGGTAAAGGGAGTGGATAGACTACGAGGAAGAACAGCAGCCGTACCTGTGTTACCTTCTTCCTCATAATCAATAAAGACTTCTTTACCTGTTATATCTCCTAGTCCTACTTCAAATATTTCTACTTTATTAGGGTCTTTAATATTTTTACGTAAACATTCAAGATGTAATGGGAGAGGTTCAAAGCATATAACTTTGTCAAACTTTTTCTCAAGATCAATAGTCCAGGTTCCTATGTGAGCACCAATATCTACAGCTACTCCAAAGTTAGGTACAAAAGAAAGACTCTTATCTCTTTGCTTCTGCTGGTATGTATGCTTCCCAAACATTTCTCCTATTTTTTTAAGATAGAGAGGAAAGTGTCTATCGTTATCAGGAATATAAATATCATATAACTTCTTCATTTTTTAAAAATACTTTTTATAAACTCCCATAGAGATTGATGTTGTTTTGGTGTACTTCCTAAATAGTTAGGGATTCTTTTTTTAGTCATGTTAATATCTTAACTATATTTAACAATGGTAGGGGAATTAGGTGTAACTGTTTTTAGTTTACGGGAACTATCATAGATGGTAACTGAAGACTCTTTAATAGTAGAGATATATCCCCTTTCATTCTCTGAAAATTTCCTAGTAATATATTTCGTAGCATCCCCATTCTGGGTTAGGACAGTACGATATTGAAATCTATTTATGACAGGATCAATACTGACAGACATCTAACATCTCCTTACGGTATTGTTTGTTCCAGCTTAGTTATTCTTTCGTTGTAATGCCACCATGTAGCAGTATCTTTTATAAGTGAGAAGACTGCTAGATGTATACAACCACTTAAAGATAATATAATTAAACATGCTATTAATAACTTCATTATCTTCTCATACTGTTTCGAGCTACACCCTTAGATTTTTCGTATGATCGGGCTGCTCCCAATCCTAATAAAGCCATGACAAGACCTGTAAGTTCTTCAGTTCCTAATGCAGGAAGAGTTATTACAGGATGCCAAATAGCCAAAGCCCACGATGCCATAGGTGCTATAATATACTGCCATCCTAAAGCAAAGGCACATATCCACATTATAGCAGGTCGAGCACCTGCAACAAAAACAGAATCATGTTTGGCTTGTTCTAGATTTGTTTGTGCTTGAAGTGCATCTAGATTAATTAATTGTGATCTAAGTTCTGCATCTAATTTAAGACGTAAGTCCTTATCTTCAACAAATTTATCAAGAACTTTTCCTGCTACTCCTACTACTGAGTCTACAATTCCTAACATCTTATCCTCCTATTCCTAATACTTCTTTATAAGGTTTCAACCTATTCACTGCTGCTTGTTTCCATAGAGCAGAAACTAATGTATTTTCCCCGTGAAAGTTAATACGAAGGTCCACATTTTCTTTTTCAAAAGTTTTCTCACAGTCTTGTGCCATAGCTAGTAGCTCACCAGTTGTCCAGAAGTATTTATCTTGATCTTCAAAAGATTCATGTTGTCCTACTCCTACTTTAAGATATTTCTTTTTTCCTTCAGGTGTTAGTTCTTCTTCATCTTTTGGTTGATCAACAGAACAATCATATCCAAACAACTCAAACTTTCTAAAGCCTATCGTATGCATAATACTAATAGCTCTCATGGCTGCACAGGTTCCTCCTGTAATTAACATAGCTCCTTCTTCAATGCCCAAACTTTCTTCTACTTTAATATGTTGACCAATCACTTGATCCTTTATATCATTCTGTAAAGTCTGGGTAAAAGCATGCCATCCTATAATGTTACTGGTTCTCTTTTTGAGAAATCTAACAATAGAGGGATCAGTCATTGAGGCTGGAAAAAAAATAGTCTTGTCATCGACTATTTTAAATAGTTCTTTTCGTTTAATGCCGTGAGTACTAACTCCATTAATTGATCTAGGATCAAGAATAATACAACCCCAGGGCTGTATATCGTTCTCCAAAAGCTTGGGATAACTATGTTTAACACATACTACTTTAGTATTCTCAGGGTCTTTATTAACAATCTCTTTTACTTTATCCCAATCAGTAGAGGCTCCTCCTGAAATAAGTATAGCTAACTCATCATGGGCTTGTGCTCTTTTAACCCACTTCTTAATAAGCTTTGTATTCTTTTTAACATTACTCTGAATAGTTTCTTTAGGCACACAGTCCACAGGCTGGACAACAATAGGAATTTTCCGTAGTTCTGATCCTCCTGATACTTTAATATTTTCCGGAGAAGCAGGAGGAATAAGATCACCTTTCTTACGACTTCCTTTTTGATGTTCCATGAGAGGCCCAAGAGGAAACACTTCAAAGGCTTGTAGACCAGTAGTCATACTATTTATCTCTTCGATATGTCCGGTCCAATCTTTAAACTTTAATCCATGAGCCTTGTATATAGTTAACAGACGTTCAAAAATAAAACCATCATGCCATTCTCTGTAATTGATTACTTCTCCAGATAGATAAGCTCCTAGTAAATCTCCTATAAAATCTATCGTAGTTTGATGATTTAAGTTCATGCCTACAAAAGAAGTTTCACTATAGCTAAAATTCTTACGACCTAGATGTACAATACTAACTGAATCATCTAAACAATCCTGAAAATTTTTCATGTTTATGGATTGTTTAGTAATAGTATCTGCATCTAACCATATTAACCAGTCAGGATTCTTTTCTGAAGCTCGTTGATTAAAAGCACATTCACCTATAGCAAAAACTTTATGACAGAATTTAACAGCATCCATTCTAAAGTTATACCTTACCTTACCACCCATTGTACCATCGTATTCTTTATGGGTTTCTTTAAAATGTCTGAGTTCTTCTAATTCATTTAAATATCTGTACTCAATATTAGGAGATTGTGGAGGATTAAGTTCCATTAAATCAAAATCATGGTAATAAGCTTTCAGTCTAATATCTTTTGACCAATACTTATCTACTGCTTCAACCATTTCTTTAGCATATCTTTGCCATCCATCTTCTGAAAAAGAAGTTAGAACTGTAACTTTACCGGACATATGTTTTCTCCCATTTTATTTTTCTTTCTTTTCCAAGGGATTCTTCAACAGCTAACTGATCATGTAATTGCTGCCACTCTAAAGCATACTTAGCATCACTTCTCTGGGTAGGTTTCCAACCTGTAAACCAAGGGCCACCCCTAGTAAAATGTACATTCTTAGCTTCTAAATCATCAGGAGAATGACCGTCTAACCAGTTCCATTCTTGAGGAAGTATTCCAATCTCCTCGTCCTTCAGCCATTGAAAATTATGTAACCACCAACCGTCTTTTGTATTAACATCATCTAGGGTTAACATCCTATGTTGAGGGTGACTACAATCCCACAGAATAAAACTAGACCAGTTCTTTCTGGAATACTTGTGTTGTAGTTGATTGTCCATCTTTTTTTCATCAGAGGGAGCATAGGTATGATGGACACACCAAATGGCTTTCCGTTGTGAAT